AACGACGACAACATCCTCGGAGGTGTCAACCTCGGATGGGCTGATCGCTCGAAAAGAACAAACCGGGTGACTGTAAAGTTCCCAAACGAAAATAAAGGCTATCAGGACGACACTGTCAGCTGGCCAGCAGCACACAGTGCTCTGCATGTTGCCTACAAGGCCGCCGACAACGATGAGGATCTACACTCGGAGTTTGAGCTGATAGGTGTCACCGACTTTTATCAAGCGCGTGACATGGCTGAGTTTGCAGTCCGCGAATCTCGGTCTCAGGAATATGTCACCTTTAAAACACAGCCACAGGCAATGGCTTTGGAATGCGGTGATGTCATAACAGTTTCAAACGATGCGCTCGATATTGTCAACAAACTCTACCGGGTTCGCGAGACCTCGATGAATGCTGACCTCACTGTCACAGTGAAGGCGCAGATCTATGACGCGACGATTTATCCGTGGAGTGTGGGTGACGAGGCCGCTGAGGCCGTGACCCTGAACATGACTCCAAGCCTTTTCGATCAGCCTGTTGCGATGCAAAACGTCAACGCATCGACAGCCACTCTGCTAAACGATGACGGAACGGCTCTGACGGAAGCGACTGTGACATGGGATGAAATTGAAACCGGAACGTCCGAGATCGATTACGTTGAAATCGGCTACAAATTAAACGCCGAGACTGTCTATGTCTGGGCAATGCTTCCAGCGGAATCACTGTCGCACACAATCACCGGGCTGCAGGATGTGCAGCTGTACAACATAGCAGCACGCTATCGCAACACGGTCGGCAAGTTCTCGGATGTAGTGGTGGTCAATATCGGCACGCTAACAGCCGGGACGAATCTCGACGCCGCAGCAGTGGCCGCTCAAGCAGCAGCAGACGCAGCCGCTGTGGTTGCTGCTCAGGCTGTGACTGATGCAGCTGCCGCTGCTGCCGCTGTCGCCGCGATCGACTTCACGTCGTATCTCGAAGCCGCTGATCTGCCGGACCTCACAGGCTTCATCACACAAGCTGAAGCGAACGCCGCGCAGGCTGCTGCTGAGACCTATGCCGATGGCCTCACGACAAACCTGCAAACCGCTGCGGATGTGACAGCCGCAATCGCTGCCGACACCACGGTGATCGATGGTGCTCGAATTACTACCGGGACCATTGCGGCTGCACGGGTTTCAATCACAGGAAAAAACATTTCGGACCTAACAAACGACAGTTCGTTCGCCACCGGGACCGAAGTGGCCTCGGCAGTCAGTGGGATTGATTTGTCAGGTTATGTTGCAAACGGAGATCTCGCGGGCTACGTCACAACCGTGCAGGGCGCTGCGCTGCAGTCTGCTGCTGAGACCTATGCCGATGGCCTCACGACAAACCTGCAGACAGCTGCGGATGTTACAGCCGCAATTCAAGCTGACACAACGGTCATTGATGGCGCCCGAATTACCACGGGCACCATTGACGCCGCACGGATCAGCATCACAGGACTCGACGCCTCAGATCTCAATAATGATGCGTTTGCTGTCCCGGCTGATATTCCTGACATTTCTGGGCTCGCATCGACGGCTGATGTCACAGCTGCACAGGCAGCAGCGCAGACCTACGCCGACGGTCTAACCACTGGCCTACAAACAGCTGCAGAAGTAACAGCAGCAATCGTAGCCGACACCACGGTGATCGATGGTGCTCGGATTACCACGGGGACCATCAACGCCGCTCGGATCAGTTTGTCAGGTAAAAACATTTCGGACCTGACAAACGACAGCGGCTTTGCTTTGAGTAGCGCCATCCCGGACATCTCTGATCTGCAAACAGCTGCGGAGGTAGCTGCAGCCATTCAGACTGATACAACGACGATCAACGGTTCGCGGATTGTCACGGGCAGCCTTTCGGCTGGGTCTATCTCGGGCGGGACGCTCGATTTCACAAACGTGGAAGCCGACAATCTGTATGTGAGCTCGATACGCGGTGACGTGAATACGCTCATCCCCTTTAAAAAGCAAACAACGCAGACCATCCCGTATCTGACGGCGTCGACGAGTTTCACAATTTTTGAAGGAACGATCCCGGCGTCTGGCAGCGCCGATATTTTGCGGAAGCCATATTTCTCGGCGACTGGCTGGGGCGTGTTTGAGAACGATGACGTGTATAAATTGGAGCTCTGGATGCGGGTCAATGACCCAGCGCCAGCAGTTACAAACACGGGCGTTATCTCAAACCCGCTGTATTTTGGACCCAATTCATGGTTTGGAGCAACTGGGCAGATCACAGTCCCCGGGAATGTTTTTATACAAACAGGGACGGTTCTGCAGGACTCACTGTATGCAAGCGGCGGCAATCCAAGAACGCTGGGGCAGGTGTGGTATGTCTCATATAACCAAATCAATAATACAACCAGTATGTCGTATTTTGCAGATAGTATCAGCGGTGTTGGTCCAATCCTAAGCACTGCGGGCCGCTACGCAATCACCCCTGCACCTGTTTCGGGCTATACGCTGGTGAATGAGTTCTTTTTCCGGTCGCCTTTTGACTATGACCCGTATCAGTTCGCGATCAACGGCGCACTCAATGAATCCACCGAATACTCAGTGGACTGTGAGGTGAAGGTCCGGCTGTACAATCAAGTCGGCAGCGGATTGATCCCCAACTCCCAACCGAGCCAGAACTGGAGCTACGACCGGATCTATAACGTGTCTGGCATCATGATGTCTTTGAGGTAATTATGGAATTATTTGTAAAGTACGATCACGACACCGAGCAGGTGACACTGGGCCCTCAGTCAGGAATGGCTGGGGAGCCCGATTGGTTGCCTTATATAGGCACTAATCCTGCGATGGTGCCAACAGATATGGATGGCGATCGCTACATCGAGGAGCTCGGTGCTGTTGTTCGGGTTTCAATCGGGTCAATGCCAGACCTAACATATCAGCAGAATCGCGTCATGGCATACCCCGACATCGGGGAGCAGCTTGACCTCCTTTTTCATGACATATCAACCGGGAACCTCAACACCGATGGTGGCTTGTATCAAGCATTGCTCGCTGTGAAGACTCAATTCCCAAAGGAATAATATGCAATATAAAAACCAAGCTCTCGAGCTGCTCCAAGAGCACGAAGGTTTCAGACAGTTTCCCTACCTCGACAGTCTAGGAATCCAAACCATTGGCTATGGCCGAAACCTTGAATCTCGAGGGATTTCGGAGCCAGAGGCGTCCTACCTGCTCAGCAATGACATCGCTGAGGCCGAGGAGATGCTGCACAGTTATCCGTATTATTGGAACCTAAGCGGCGAGAGAAAAGCGGTATTAATCGACATGATGGTGAACATGGGACCGACCCGGCTCGCTGGATTTAAGAAGATGCACGCAGCTTTGGAGGCCCGCAACTATGAACTGGCAGCCCTCGAAATGATGGACTCGAAATGGTCCACGCAAGTTGGGCAGAGAGCTCTCACCCTGTCGGGCGTCATGCACGACAACAAAATATAAGGAATACAACATGTGGGGAATTGCAATAAATGCTGTGAGATCCCTCGGGTCTGACTGGATGTCTAACCGCAAGGCCAAAAGTGAGGCAAAGTTGACCAAGGATCTGGCAATCATATCGGGTGAGCGTGCGGCAGATGTTGCCAGCGCGTCTGATATGGCCACCAGTTTGAAGGACGAATTCCTCACATTGGTTTTGACGGCGCCGCTGATTGTTGTGTTTTATGCAGCCGTCTGGGGCGACCCGGAAATGATCAATCAGGTGACCCTCGCGTTTGAGGTTATGAGTGCCCTGCCTGAGTGGTATCAGTTTTGTTTCATGGGATGTGTGGCTGCGACATTTGGCCTCAGATCCGTCAAGGCTCTGGGCCCTAAATCTTAACCTTTAAAGTGGCTGAATTATGAGCGATCACTACACCTCGCTGGTGGAGAAAATTGAAAAGCAAAACGCCTATCAATTACGCGATAAACTCGAGGCCCATTACCAACTCCGTGACGCTGCCGCCGCGATTGCTTCACGTCAGAAATCGCATGAAAAACTATTGAAATTAATCATCGCGCTGCAAATAGCCTCGGCGGGATACATGCACGGAGATTCGCTGGCTTCATTTATAAAAATATTGTTTTAAGATTAACCCTCGAAAGAGGGTTTTTTTTCATTCAATCGATCAGCAGATCTGCCATCGTGATGTGCTCATTGCCGAATAGGCCTGAGTAGGTGATCGGGTCATAATATGACATCAGTTTTTTGATAAAAAGATCGGACCGCACCCCGAGACATTTCGCATACGTCACAAAATGATCGGGAGGCATACGCGCCGAGCCCGCTTCTATCTGCGCGATCATCGTGTAGTAGTTTATGTTGCACGCCTCCGCGACGTCGCGCTGGGTGAGACCCCGGTGCTGTCGTAAGTTCTTTAAAAAGCTGCCGCCTTCCTTTCGCAATGCGAGAGATTCGGCGGTCCGTGTGCCCTGTTTATTCATGAAAGTTACCCCTTTCATTTTTTACAATTGCGAAACCGAATGGTCATTATCCCCGAGTGTAACCGATAAAAATATCAGAGTCACACATTAAATTTTTTATAATATTAAGTTGTGCAACAAAAACATGTGGACAAATGGTGAAATACGTTAGATTATGATTACTTGAATAGTGTTGGCATAAACCATGATAATACACGAACAACTTATTTTAAAACTGGCAGATGGGCCCAGTCGCAGTGCGGCGATTGTCAACTTGAGCATCGCTCGGGTTAAAAAGTCAGGGACGTGGGCCACAACGGTCCTGCAGCTGCTGCATGCTGAGGAGTCAGGGTGGACTATGTTGGAAGTCTCCAACCCAAAGACTCGCGCACCAGTCGTGGAGCTCTTCAAAAAGTAAGATAATACCTGTCTACAAAACTGTCTACATCAAACCTATCTGCAACTAATGCCTAGCCCGTAAGTCTATGATTTTTATAAGAAAACCCACTTTGCAGAAAGTTGGTCGGGAATGAGGGACCCTCAACAAATCCGCTCTGAACCCCGCAAAACCCCTAAAAACAGGCCTTTCGATTACTTGCAACTGTCTACAAAACTGTCTACACTCATTCGAAACCTCATCGGAGATCTCGAATGCGCGCATCATACATAAAGCAGCGACACAATGTCTACTGGTTCCAACGTAGGCCCCCCAAAAAGCTGCACGACCAGCTCGGCAGTAAGACAATCAGCATCAACCTGCACACCTCTGATCGATCCGTCGCCCTTAACAAGCGCGACCTAATTCTCGGAGAATGGGCTGCACTATCCTCGACAAATAGATCCCCGGATATTTACGCCAAAAAACTCGCCGAGCTAAATGGTCAGGATCTGACAGAGAGTCAGGAGCATGTTCCAGAACCTGTGGTCGACGCCCTGTCACTCAGCGGCGCCCAAACGCAGGACGAGGCCGTCGATGCCCTGCGTGGTTTCAGCGCTGCCGACCGGGCTGCTTTTTGGGCGTGGCGGGCGGCCACCAAGTCTGAGACGCCTCCCGAAGAATATGCCTACTCGATACGGGACGCACTGGCTGCAGTGATACCGCACAAGCGCGGAACGATCACGGACCTTCACCTCGACAAATACACCGTCGCCGTCGACCTGTTTATGGGTCCGGGTGTCGATGGCTCTCTCGAGGCAATCCGGAAGGGCGCAGTCGTTCGCTGGATCGATACACTGACCCAAGGCAACAGCACGAAAAACACCTACCTGAGCTGTCTCGGTTCTGTATACGAGTACGCGCAGGACCGGGAGCTCATCAACGACCAGCTGGTGAATCCATTCAAAGGAATCAAGCTCGGCAAGAAAGACACCAAGAGCTATAAGATGATGCCACACGAGACGCTCAGGTCCATTCTGAGCCTATTAAAACCCAAAGATCACCTGCCAGCCGTCCTCGCTATAAACACCGGGATGCGCCTGTCTGAGGTGTTCAACGCGCAGCTGCAGATCCACGAGGGAATCCACTGTCTGGTCCTCGAGGAGAGCGCGAGCTATAAAGGAGCGAAGACCGAAGCCGGAAATCGAATGGTCCCAATACCCGATCACCTACTCGACGACGTCCTCGAGCAGCAACCCGGATGGTCCGAGCACGGGGCCTATTCAAAACGATTCGGCAAAGCGAAGGCCAAAGTCATCAACTGTCGTCAGACTGTGTTCCATTCCCTCCGGGTGAGTTTTATCACAGAGGCCCAGCGAGCTGGATACACTGAGCAGCAGGTTGCGTGGCTGGTTGGCCATGAGGCCGGGAAGGGCGACGCGATGACCGGGAAGCTGTATTTCAAAGGCTACAGGCTGCAGCTCATGAAAGAGATCATCGAGGCCGCTGCCACTTTTAAGTCCACATAAATGTCGACAAAGTACATTTTAATGTACATATAAATGTAACCCTTACAAAACCCCGACCCTGAGATCGTGAGACCTCGGGGTTTTTTTTGTCCAAAATTCATAAATCTGCTCCCTCGACCAAATTACGACGATGCGCCGAATGGTCAATTATTAGGAGCAGAATTCGCCATCCTGCATTGACAAAAAATAAAAGACTTTTATCAGCTAGTGCTTGAGTTTCCTGCGTAGCTTTATATTCAGTAACTTGCTATAACCTGCACCAATTCAAACATTTCGCCCAGTAACCTGCTGGGCGGCGTGTTTTTTGAACCTCAAAGAAACCAAAAGGAGTTCCACCATGAACACGAAAACAATTAGCGTCGAAATGCTTGAAAAGCAAATCAGATGGGAAAACCACCAAGTCGAGGAGGGTGTTGCCAAGTACCAGAAAGCAATGGTCGAGAAGTCCATGAACGGAACGACAGGTGGCCAGCGTTTAATCAGCAACGCATTGCCTCGGACCATCGCTGCAATTAATGAGGCGTACCTCGAGGTCGACGATTTAATGTTCAACAACACGCACGGCGGTGGTGTTGATAATTGGGTCTATATGATAGGGCTGGTGTCTGCTGAGCAGACCGCAGTCATCGCCCTGAATAAAGCCTTCGCTTTTTGCTCCGAGGGTTCGTCTGACACCGTTTCAGGATTATCACGCAAGCAGACCTCGATGCTGACCCGAAAGGCCGGGCTCAACCGATTGGCCAAAAGCATCGGGCAAGCTCTGCGTCAGCAACTGAAATTTGAAAACTGGAAAGCAAAGTCCAAAGCGGAATCGATTGGAGTTTTAAACGACAAAGGGGACCAAGTCAAAAAGTCATATGCCGAGCTCTTAATTGCACGAGCAAAGGGTCAAATCAACAACCGCAAGCTCGGGCGCTGGGAAAAGAAATTCGACAACTACGCCAACATTGACTGGGGAACCGACGTCGTGAAGATTGGCTTCAAGATAATCGACATTCTCGTCGCAGCCAACCCGGGCCTATTTAACTATGAAACGAAAAGGGAGCTCGGGAAAACGCAGAGATTTTTCTATTTGACCGAGGAGGCGTGGTCGGAATATCAGAGCTGTGAAGATTTTGCAGAGCTTCAGAGCCCGTACATGCTTCCGACGTTGATCGCTCCGGTACCGTTTGCATATGTCGACGGAAAGGTTCGGGGAGGCTATCACCATATCGAGTCGCCACTATTCAGCAATCACCAAATGCAACACACCTCAGCTGATAAAACAGCGGCGTCGGAGCGATTCCTGAGCGCCGTCAATAATGTGCAGGCGACGATGTGGAAAATTAACCCGTTCATTTTGATGGTCGTCGACATGCTCTATGGCACCGGAGCGGAAGTCGGTGGTGTGACTCAGGCCTGCCATCAGGTGACCCCGGCGCTTAACTCTGACGCCTACGCCGCACTGAGTAAAAAAGAGCGCAGCGCATACCATTCAAAAAGAAAGGACGCCATCGAGAAGATCGCAAGCGCCCGGGGAAAGCATGGAGCATTCCGTCGCAAGATCGAGATAGCCCACAAAATGGCGCAGCACTCTGAATTTGCGTTTCCACATTTTGCAGATTTTCGCGGTCGCTTGTATCCGTACCCCAAGGAGCTCACGCCCCAAGGTGATCAGGTTGCAAAGGCTCTCCTCATGTTCGCCAAAGGGAAAGAGCTCGGGACGTCTGGCCTCAAGTGGCTCAAGATTCACGCAGCCAACTGCTATGGCAAGGACAAAGAGACTCTCTTTAATCGGGAGCTGTGGGCAACTTTCAACCTCGACCTGATGATGCGGGTGGCTTCTGACCCGCTGACCAACGAGGAGTGGACAGCCGCTGCCGAGCCCCTGCTGTTTCTCGCCGCTGCCAAAGAGCTCGCCCGAGCTCATGAATCTGGGGACCCGACGACGTTCGTTTCACACATCCCGGTCGCCATCGATGGCACGACCAACGGAATGCAGATTTTGAGTATGTTGGGCAAAGATCAGGTCGGCGCTGAGGCGACCAATTGCACGGCCAAGGACGAGCGTTTTGACCTGTATGCGACGGTTGCTGCGTCGGTCCTGTCGATCCTATCACGCGAGGCTGGAGGGTCTGAGATCGCCGCAGAGTGGCTCGAAAGGCTACAGGATAACCCGGGCAAAAGTCGTGGACTGGTCAAACGTGCTGTGATGTGTGTCCCCTATGGTGTGACACCTCGAGGCATTGCCGAGCAGCTGGTCGGTGATAAGCACTGCAACGATTTTGAGTGCGCGAGTCGGGCGGATGCGAGCGTTTACATGACAGATTGCATCCTCGAGGCGATGACGTCGGTCAATGGAAAGGCCGTCGAGATTATGAGCTATTTCCAAAAAGTGAGCGGAATCATTGCCAAGGCTGAGCTGCCACTTTCATGGACGACCCCGATGGGGCTTCGAGTGACTCAGGCCTACAACAAAACGTCGAAGCGCGAGATCAAGACTGTCCTCGGTGATGTGATTCTGCACATGGAGGACCAGAAACTCGGGCTCGATGCGCGTCGACAGGCTCAATCGAGTGCCCCGAACATAATCCACAGCTTCGATGGGGCGCTGCTGCAGCTCACCGTTGAGAAAATGGCGAACCAAGGTCACACGGATTTTGCGATGATACACGACAGCTATGGAATGCACGCCAGCGCGATCGAGGACCTCAATGCAGCCCTGAGACTCTCAGCTCTGGAGATCTTTCAGGAGGACCAGATCCAAGCGTTCCACGAGCAAATGGTTGAGCTCAGCGGTCTGGACCTTCCAGAGCCGCCAGCGCGTGGTGAGTACCGGATCGAGGAGATTGAAGAGGCTCCCTATTTTTTTAGTTGAGAAGTTCAGTAACTTTGCATTATAAAGTTGTTGACAGGTCGCTGGGTGTGTGTTTTTATACTCGCACATTCAGTGACTTACTAACCACCAAAAAGGCCTCCACCATGTTGAACATTTACCAAATCGTCATTCTCGAAAACGAAATCGATCCACGCAACGCATGGGACTCTCCAAAATTTGTTGCGATGCAGGAGACCTCAGTTTTTGGAGTCGAGCGTTTTGAAGACAAGCACGAGCAGTTCTACAACAAGGTCTGCGAAACCACCTTCACGGTTCTCGATGAAGCCTTTGAAGGCATGAACATGTGGACCGATGAGAGTGAGTCAAAAATCACTCGGTTGCGTCCTCTTCACTCACTGTCTGTCGGCGACATCGTTCACAACACGTCTACCGGGACAGCTTACATGTGTGACAGTTTTGGATGGGGTCAGCTGTCAGCCGATCAAACTGCACGCATCACAGGGGCAGCAGCATGAAGATCAAAATCGAAACGACTGTCAATGTTTGCCCGGAGACGATCCGGGCCTATCAGGCAGAGCTGGGCTGCAGCGATGAAACGATCCGCGAGTTTGTGCGCAGCTGGATAATCTCTGGCGGCGTCGGGTCTCTCGAGGAATCTCTGAGCTATAACGGTTTCGACTACCACGCTGTGGAGGTGGTTGCTTGAAGTTCACCATTTATGAACAAACCAAAAGAAGACCAGCAAAAGGCCCCAAAACTGCTGGGGGCTACAAAATGGGCCCGGATGAAGAACGGACCGCGATCTGTAAATGCACCAACCGCAGAGGTGACTGGGTGACTGGCTGTCGATCATGCGGTCGCCGCATCGCAGCATAAGGATCAGCAATGAAATACCAAACCAACTTCCCGGGGAATCCCCGGGTCATTCTCGGCCTGCTACTCGCGGGCCTTTATTTCTGGGCCAGCGAAATGGCCTTTCACGATTGCATCACTTTGGGAGTTTGCTAATGCACGGACAAAACCACGGCGGGAAGGGTTCCGCACAACGCACAGTCGATCGCGTCGCGTTCGCCAACAACTGGGACGAAATATTCGGCAGAAAGGGAGACCCGAAACCCGAGGGCCATTGTCCCCGATGTGACGTTTCTCGCTTCGACGGCGAGTTCTACAGCGTAGAATCTCAGGACTCATATGACATCGGCGACCAGACAGTGTGGGAGAAGTCCTACATCAACCACTGCAACGAGTGTGATGAGGAGCTCGACCCTAATGAATAAGATGACCGAGGCGCTGCTGCAGCTCGCCAGAGAGCTCAGGGACGTCGATGCGCAGCTGGACCTGCTGACCATCCGCAGCATCGAAGGGCAGGGCAGGGACATTGCAGCTCAGTCTGCTCACCGGGATCTGGTCCGGGACCGTATGTTCCGACAGGCTGGTGAGTCGGGCGTCAATCTGCTACCTGTACGGGCTTTTTTTTATTCCTAAATGCAGTGACTTTATAATGCAAAGTTGTTGACAGGTCCCTCAATATCATTATAATAGGGGCCATACTACAGTGACTTACTAACCCCGGAGAGACAAAATGAGCAACTACCCAAAGCACCTTCAGCCAAAGAACATGATCAAAGCATTCAACAAGAATATCGGCCAGCAGGAATTGATGGAACGCGCAGCAGCGATGCAAGACAAGACAATCACCGCGCAAAAGATCGCAACTTTAAACACCCGCTGGGCTAAATAACAAACGGCCCTCCGGGGCCATCAGGAGAAGAAAATGGAAATTATAAAAGCAGGCGACACAGTGACAATGGTCGGCGACAGGATGAGCGGTCGCGATAATGTTTGGAAATTCACTGCAAAGGTTGTGGACTATTACGGTTATGACGAGCGCGAGATGGCTGGGCCTTGTATTGTGTTTACCAGCGGCCACTATTTCGACGGTCTCGTTTTAAAAACCCGCAGATCAAACAACATCGGTCAAAACTTTTCAGAAATAGAAATCAGCTAAATTAGGAGACAACGATGACTTATTCAGAATCCCGCGCAGAAAAAGCAAACACAACCCACGCCGCTATCCGTCGACAGGCCGAAGAGAACCGCAAGGGGATCGAGCGCCTGCAGTACGCCAAAAAGGTCCGGGCATGG